GTAGAGGAAGCAATCGATATGATTCAATTCCAAAGAGCTGACTCAGTTTACATCGCAACAACACCTGACTATCAGATGTTTACACCAGATGGAACTAACTCACTTGATATCATCTACCCACAAGAGGCTGTTGATAACTTGGATAACACAGGAATTGACTCCAACTATACCGCTACTTACTACCCATGGATTCTTGTAAGAGATACTGTTAACAATACACAAATCTACTTACCACCAACAGGTGAAGTTTGTAGAAACTTGGCTCTAACAGATAACATTTCATTCCCATGGTTCGCATCAGCGGGTTACACAAGAGGTCTTGTTAACTCAATCAAAGCGAGAGTGAAGTTGACTCAAGAAGATAGAGATACCCTTTATCAAGGTAGAATCAACCCAATCGCTACTTTTGCTGACGTAGGAACTGTAATTTGGGGTAACAAAACTTTACAAGTTGCAGACACAGCACTTAACAGATTGAACGTAAGAAGACTTTTACTTCAAGCTCGTAAGTTGATTTCAGCTGTAGCGGTAAGATTGTTGTTCGAACAAAACGACCAAGTAGTAAGACAACAGTTCTTGGATAGTGTTAACCCAATCCTTGATTCAATCAGAAGAGATAGAGGTCTTTACGATTTCCGTGTGACTGTATCATCTTCACCTGAAGATTTGGATAGAAACACTTTAACAGGAAAGATTTACTTAAAACCAACGAAGGCTTTAGAATTCATAGATATCGAATTCTTCATCACACCAACAGGTGCTTCGTTTGAAAATATCTAATAAAAACGGGGGGACCAAATCCCCCCATTTTTTAGCCTTATATAATGAGAAAAAAAATTTCAGAAGGGTTCAAAGATGAGAAAACCCCAGATTTAAAATATTACGCTTTTGACTGGGACGACAACATTGTGCACATGCCAACCAAAATTATTCTGAAAGACGATAAAGGAGAAGAAGTCGGAATGTCTACAGAAGATTTTGCTGAATACAGACATAAAGTAGGTAAAGGTGATTTTGACTACGATGGTCACACAATTGTAGGTTATGCTGAAAACCCATTCAGAAACTTTAGAACAGAAGGAGACAAAGATTTTATAATCGATTCAATGAAAGCCAAGAAAGGACCAGCGTTTGATGACTTTAGAGAAGCTATTAATAACGGTTCAATATTTGCAATCATAACAGCCCGAGGACATAATCCTGAAACTTTAAAACAGGCGGTCTACAATTACATCGTCAATGACTTCGAAGGTATCTCAAAAGACGAGTTACTTAAAAATTTAAAAAAATACAGGTCTTTCTTAGGTGAAGATGAAATGTCTGATAAAGAATTAATCGACACATACTTGGCGTTGAACAAATACCACCCCGTTTCTTTTGGAGACGAAGGAGGGGCCACAAACCCCGAAGAAGCAAAGGTCAAAGCAATGAATGATTTTGTGGATTACATAAAGGGGATGGCTGCAATACTTAATAAAAAAGCCTGGTTAAAAAACGATTTAGGACACAAATTCACACCTACTAAACCAATGATAGGCTTTTCAGATGATGACCCTAAAAACGTAGAAGTAATGAGAAAAGCATTTAAAGATAAACCAGATAATAAGGTTTCCTTCAAGTTTGGGGATTAATGAGTGGTTTGTAGAGACCGCGGCAAGACCTTCTATCAAAATCGCAGCAACTGAAATTCAGTTCTTGAATACATCAACTTTCGTTGCGGGTAGATTCAATTGGGACCCAATCTCTGTGAAATTTAGAGACCCAATCGGTCCATCAGCAGCTCAAGCTCTAATGGAATGGGTTCGTCTACACGCTGAATCTGTAACAGGACGTATGGGATATGCTGCGGGTTATAAAAAAGATATCGACCTCGAAATGCTTGACCCAACAGGTGTGGTTGTAGAAAAGTGGATTCTTTATGGAACATTCTTAACAGACGTTAACTTTGGTTCATTGAGTTACGCTACAGACGCACTTGCAGATATTACTTGTAGTTTGAGAATGGATAGATGTGTGTTAGTGTACTAATACTATATACAAAAAATTAAAACCTTTTATATTTAACCGTAAAGACATAAACTTTACGGTTATTTTTTTTATATGGACGAACAATCAAGACAGTATGGTCAACAAAATTTAACGTTACCACACGACATAGTACAACTTCCTTCAGAAGGATTATTTTACAAAAATAAAAAGAAAGCGGTTAAGGTGGGATATCTTACTGCCGCTGATGAAAATATTTTAATGGGTGGGGGAAACGACCTAACATATACCTTATTGAGAAATAAGTTATACGAACCAGACATGAAAATAGATGATATGTTAGAAGGTGATGTGGAGGCTATTCTTGTGTTTTTAAGAAATACAGGTTTTGGACCAGAAGTTGAATTAAATTTAACAGACCCACAAACGAGAAAATCTTTTAAAACGACGGTTCTGTTGGACCAACTTTCAATTATAAAAGGAGTTGCACCATCAGAAGACGGGACATTTACAGTAAAACTTCCAAAGTCTGAAGCGGTTATCAAATTGAAACCTATGACTTATGGTGAGATTAATGAAATCCAAAAAATGATTGATTCATATCCTGCAGGAAGAACCGCACCAAGGGTAACATGGAGACTCAACAAAGAAATTGTAGAGGTAAACGGAAACCCTGATAAAGGAGAAATTGCTAAATTTGTTGAATCAATGCCAATTGGTGATTCAAAATTTATTAGACAATTCATGAATGAAAATGAACCAAGGCTGGATATGACCAGAGAAGCAATAGCCCCGTCAGGAGAAAAACTAACAGTGAATGTTGGTTTCGGGGTCGAATTTTTTCGTGCTTTCTTCTGATTATAGGAAAGGACAAATAGATGAATTTTATTATTTGAACAAACTTTTAGGTATTAGTTGGACGGATTTTGAGTTAATGCCACTATTTGTTAGGAAATATCTTCTAGATAAATGGGTTGAAGATAATAGAAAGGACTGAAAAATCAGTCCTTTTGTATTTATATAATATTAAGAATGTATGGCACCTGATAATTTAAATTACGGTACACCACCAAGTAGTGATGATATAGGTAGTTTTGGTAAGAATCTTGAAAAAATGCTCAAGATAGGCGTACGTGATTTTGCCGATGCAATCACAAGACTAACTAGTAGTGCTACCGTAGTCAACAAAACATTTCTTCAAGGAAGACAGAGGGTCGTAGAACTACAACAAGCCCTTGCTGACGCAGTACCAAGCGTCAATAGAATAGGAGGTTCTTTACAAGATGTTGAAAATACAATTTCAGATGTTGCCAAGGCGTCGAGAAGAAATGTTGTTGCAAACACAGAAGATGTTACAAAACTTGTTGCAGCTACCAAACTATTGAAAGAAGATGCGGAAGTTCTAACGAACGCATTTTTAGATGTCGGTATGAGTGTAAGTCATATCGGTCCAGAATTGGAAAAATCAATTAAATATGTTCAAAGTATTGGTGGAAATTCTGCCGAGGTAGTGAAGACGATGAGGACCAATATGGACCAACTTAATCGTTATCAGTTTGAAGGAGGTGTACAAGGTCTTACAAAAATGGCGGCACAAGCGTCGATGTTGAGATTCGACATGAATGAAACTTTCCGTCTAGCGGACAAAGTTATGTCCCCTGAAGCAGCAGAATTGGACAAACGTCTTTCTGCGATTAGTTCTGCAGGACTTAAAGTTGGTAGTGAAGAAGACAAACAATTCTTAGCGAACATTGCTAAGATGGGTGAAGGTGGGGAGTATGAAGTCCAAATCAAAGATGATAAAGGTCAAATGCAGACCAGAAAACTATCGGAGATTACTCAAACCGAATTTGATAAATTAATCAAAGAACAAAAAGAAGGACCCCAGACTTTAGAAGAACTTGCTAGAAGTCAGATGAACTTGACTGAGTTGATGGAGGCAGATGTATCTGCAATTCGAAACAAAATTGTGGGAGGGGTATCGACCGCCGCACCTGTATTGAACAACTTAGAGGGATTCCGAGATATTACAGACAAAATTGGAGGAGCGTTATCAGATGCAAAAAAATCTGGAACAACTAAAGGGGTAAGAGAAGATACCGAAAAGTTCATATACGGTACAGAACAAATGTTCAAAGATTTGAGAGACCCAACCAAAAACGGACTTACGGTTTTAACTTCATATGCCAAAGATTTTGGAGCGGCTCTCAAGGAGAGAGGCATCAATATAATGGACAGACTGAAAGAAGTAAATCAAGAGGTTCGACAAAACATTAAGGGTAATGATTTGGTTTCGAGAACCACAAGAGGACTTCTGAGTAAAATACCTGGTCAAGAAACTTCATCTGTATCTCCATCATCTAACCAAACTAGAACAGAACAAATACAACAAGAAGT